ATGGCAAAATTAGCATTAACAGTATTAGCAGCAAGAAAAGCTGCAAATGGCATGTACCCCATCTTTGTACGCATTGCAGCAAAGAAAGAAAAGGCGTATATCAAAACCATGTACGAAATTTCCGATTTAAGTCAATGGTATAACGGGAAGGTTGTAGCAAGAACTGACGCTGCGATGATGAATAAACGGCTTTTATTCGAGCTAAAGAAATATAATGACCGCGTAAATGCAATAGAAAACAATGACACATATACGGCTACTCAATTAAAGCTTATAGCTATCCAAGCGGACAAAGTTACACAGAATACATCTACATTCACAGACTTCTTTAGAAAAAGAATTGAAGAATTAAAAAAAGACGGGCGAGAAAACTATGCAAAAATGCACGAAGAAACATTGCGTATATTCCTGCTTTCAGAAGGTGAAGTACCCTTTGTTATAATGAACCACATCACAGTAGAACACTTTGATACTTATATGAAAAGAAAAGGCTACAGTGACGGAAATAGAAACATCCGGCTATCTCACATCAAAGCAAGAGTAAACGAAGCGATTAAATACGGACTTATCAAATGCGAGAAACATCCATTCGCTTACACCAAGCTACCCACGTCTGTACCCAAGGATTTAGATATAAGCATTACGGATTTTATTAAAATCAGAAATGCAGATACTAACGAAAGTAAACGTTTAACCTTGGCTAAAGATATTTTTCTGCTTTCCTTCTACACTGGCGGCATCAATCTTGCAGACATTGTGAAGATAGACTTTAGCGGAAACGAAATAAGCTATACAAGGCAAAAGAGTAAGGAACACAAGCGAAAAGACAAAGTAACGCGTATAGGCATCACACAAGAAGCAAGGGAAATTATCAACAAGTACATAAATTCAAAGGGTGTTTTAGACTTCGGATATAATTTTTCCTATATTAATTTGTGTAGGTATATCAATAGCTGCTTAAAACGATTAGCTAAAGAGTTGGGCATTAAAAGCAATATATCGTTCTATTCAGCACGAAAGACATTCGCCCAATTTGCCGCAGAAATTGCCATACCCTACCCTATTATAGAATACTGTTTAGGGCACTCGGTAAAAACGAATATCACTATTAATTCCTACGTTAAAGTAAAGCCACAGCAAGCGGATGCAGCAATAAGGCGTGTGATTGAATATACAGAACATCCCGAAATGTTTGAAGACTTTATAAACCTACGGAATCAAATGCAAATGATGATGATGTAAGATTATACATTATTATATTATATAGAAAAAAATAATCACCCAAAAGCTTGCATAATAAGCAAAAGCATATTACATTTGTAGTGTCAAACAAGAGTTCTTAATTTTAATGTTTAAATGATGGAAAAAGATGAAAGAAAAGAATTAGAGCAAGAGTATGAAAATCTAAAGTTGCTTGCAGCGTTCCACGATTCATATGGGATTCCCGAAAATGAAAGAGAACGTGAGGAATTAATAAATGACATACTCGACCGGATGAATGAGATTCGGAAGAAATTAGAAAATGAGTAAGTAACCGCCCTCCCTTCGGGGAGGGCACAATGAATACAAACTATGATAAATTGGGATGAATGTTTACCGACTTCGGACATGAAAGCGGAATTTGAAAGATTTAAATCGTTATCTCCCGAAGAAAGAAAGAACTTCAAAAAGGAGATGCAAGATAAGTACAGCAAGCTTTCAGAAGCAGAAAAAACAGTTTATAAAGAAGCATCGGAAGCTGGTTTAAAAGCAACGATAGAAGCTTGTAATGATTTTATAAGCCGTGCTGATGAAGCTATTCTCCGGGATAAGCTTGGAGAATTGCCGGAAGCTATTTCATTTAGCTACATAGCAAAGAAGTATTTCGGGAAAAGCCGTAACTGGCTATATCAACGCATAAACGGCTATAACGTTAACGGGAAAAAGGCTCGCTTTACTGAGAATGAATTTCAGACATTTCAAAATGCACTGAAAGACATTAGCGCAATGATTAATCAAACATCGCTTAAACTCGGTTAAGAACATTGTTTGACACCGCCCCGTAGTTGAGCCGCTACGGGGTTTTTATTTATAGAAAAGCCCCAACCCTTACGAGTTGAGGCAAACACTTGTCGCTACAAGTACACTTCTACTTCCTTATTCTCCTATATACGAGCCAAACCGCAACCGTCAAGACAAAGGCAAGAATAAAACTAATCGCCCAACCTCCGACCTTTATTTTTGCATTTTCCCACCTTGTCAGCTTCTTTTCAACGGGGTAAGGTACTTGAACACTATCAACCTTTAGAACTGTATCAGTTTTATTTAGAAATAGATACTTATACAGATACTTTTCTTTATACTTATACACTGTATCACCCTTAACCATGTAGAATACACTATCACGCTGATAGATGCTATCATGCCGGATGCTGTCACGTGTCTTGTATTCGGTTTTTACTGTCTCTACCGGGACATACCTAACCGATGTACATGAACATATTGTGAGTGCCCAAAATATGATATAAAATAGCTTTATCATAATGCAAGTATTTGTCTTTTCAGATTATTTGCATCGTAGCTAACATGTACCCACGAAAAGCCTTTTTCATCAATCAACTGTTTAAACGGCAAGCCAAGCTCTTGAATAAGGTAAAATAGCCGCTTGTTTTCTTTGGGGATTCCTGCCGTAATATCAGCCGCCATGCCGTGCAGGTGGTCGCTTGTTTTAGAGCCTCCAACTTTCTTGTTTAGCTTCTCACAACGGAAACCACTGTTTACCCGTATAGGTTTGCCGTATGCCTCGCGTAGTGGGTCAAGTACGTTATTTACCAATGCCATCATGTTGGCAGCTTGTTCTTTTGTACACTTGTTATCAATAAGAAATTTGTCTGCCGTATTACTGCGGCATAGTTCTGCGATTGTAAAATACTTCATGTTTTTTGTGTTTGTTATTGATTAATATTCTCGCATTTTGTGCCTTTTTGATAGTAGTTGCTCAAAAACGGCACACTCTTTATAAATTCTACAGATACAACATAATATAAGAATGATACGCATTTATACATAGTGCTTCCAGTTCGGCAAAGTAGTTTCCAATTGCGTAATACATTTACACCATAGAAGTAGAATACCGAATAAGTGACGAACGAAACGCATTGCAAAGAGCCGTCCGGATTTCCTTTTTGCTCACCTATATAATAGATGGCGCAAACCAACATGAAAAAAGACATTGCTTCAAGAATACAACGAAAAGCCTTTTTAAGACTGAATATTTCGTTGTTAGCCAGTAGTCCGGCAAGTAGCCCGAACAAAAAGTTAACGGCAAACAGAGCGATAAGGCTCTTTATGTCTCCGCTAACCGGATGTAGATAGGCGGCTACGCTCGTAACCAACCCAACAAAAAGATTTTTCAAATAGTACATATTCTTATTGCTTATACATTTTATCCTAACGGGTTTTCGCTTTGGTCGCCATCAGAACCAGTATTACCACCGTCACCGCCAGTGTTACCGCCAGTATTGCCACTATCGCCACTACTGCCAGTATCGCCACTGATGTAATTACCGTTATAACTATTATTCTTCCCGTACTTCCCTTTTGCATATCCTGCGCGCATATACTTGTTTCTATAGGCGTGTGGAACTGTCATTGTCTTAATTTCAATCATAATTCTATCAATGTTACATCTATGCTATCATTCGCATAATCTATTCCAAGCGCATTTACCAACATTGTTCTATCCAAAGAATTTTCCTTTATCATGTCAAAAGGAGAAAACCTATAATTCAACGAATTCTTATAAATCAACTTCGGGGTTTTATGATGCCTATAAAGTTTATCTATGAGTATCTGTTCGGGTAAATACGAATTACCTGCAATGCGACTATATACGCTCTTTAAATAATCAAGTTTTCCGTTGTTTTTGGTAGCTACATTTGAATACGATAGGATTTGCTTTGCATAGGAGTTAACCGTTAGCTCTATATCATCCGCTTCTGTTACATAGTTATCGCTTATCACATTGCTATACACAATATCCTCCGTATCATCCAGCTTATTTCCGAATACATCATATATATACTTTCGGTCTGTGTACTTTATGGAAAAGTCTTTAATGTGACAATAATAGCAGTAGTCACTGCCATTGCCGTCTGTCAGATGGCACGGGCGACCGCCCAAGATAGTAGGAGGGCAAAGGTCTAATTCTATTTCACCATATAGGCAAAAACTCGGCAATTTTATCAAAACTCCATCGCTTGAATTAGATAGGTTTTCTTTATAGCTGACTTGATTAGTAGGGGAATACCAGGTGTCATAAACCTTATCATTTTCATTATTTTTGCGGACTATCAGAAAGCGGTCTTTTGCGTATATTTTTTCATATTCAAGCTTTGTTATATATTCTTTGCTGCCATCAGATTTATGTATATAGTATTTTTTTTCTCCGTAAACCGATTCAATGCCCAAGTTTACTTTGTAATAGTCTAAATTATTTGTATATTCACTGTAAAGCCTCCATTCCTCCCCATTATAATAATAATCACCTATTTTCAATCTGCAATAGAATTTTGTATCTTCATACCCAGCCGAATACTTATTACTACTGTTGCTGACATATACGGACTTTCCCGAAGGGCTGTTAAACCCATCATCTGCAATATATGACTGTGAAAACTTATAACTGAAATCTATAATCAGATACCCACTATTCAACAACGAAGCATTTTTCTTTTTAAGTGTTAAATAAGGTGTATATAATTTATCGCCACTGGTAAGCCACGGTTCACCCATTGTTTTGCTGCAAAACGTAAGATAAGTCCCCCAGTCCAACGATGAAGGTTCAGAGTCATTGATACTATAGCTGTCTGTTTTTTGAAAGAAAGAACCGTAGTATATGTTTCCTATATTACTATCATCCATCTCTTCTACCGACTGTAAGGTTTCCCAATTTTCCTTTGATTTAAAATAGGCTGACAAAAACACTGTATCATCAATTGTTTGCGTATAGTATTTATCCGGGTCTGAATTCTGATTTTCCAAATCATCATCATCTATCAAGTCGGGGCACAAATCGCCTATTGCATTGGTATTCGCCACTACCGTAACCTTATTATATACACTATCTAAGGATATAGAGCCGTTACTGCTTGATACGCCAATATCCATAATATTTTTGCTGCTTATTGGCAATATAGTATTGCTGCTTGTCAGATTACGTATATTGAACAAAGTGCAGTCAGTATATCCATTATCAATATACTCGTAGTCAATGATATAGTAAGCATCTTTCCACTGTATTAGCGTCATGCCTAAATATTCCACCAGCGAAGTAAGTACGTCCTTGCAAGTCATAGGCTCGTTCATTTCATCGAAAAAATTACGTTCATGTATGTATAGGCTTTTCAATATGCAAGCCGTTGCAGAGCTTGTTAACTTGTTACAGTTCTGAACATATAATTTCTGAACGCATTTTTGTGGGTCTGCCTTTGCGAGCACATTGCATATAATTTCAGAAAAAGAACGGAAATCGGCTTTTTCGCCCATATATGAATACTTGATATTATCCAAACATGCTATACTGTCTATCGCTTCTATATCCAACGTATCAAGTGAAATATAATCGCTTGAATACATATTGGGAGTGACAAAACCAAACCATTCAAGGGTATTCGTTTCGCGATTCTTTAAAACGACCTCAACGCCTTGATTTTCCCCGGTATATAAGTCTAACAGCAATTCCCTTGTTATAATACTACATACTGCATTCGACATTTTCAGAGGTTTATAAAGTCTGTCTGATTCCCACTCCACTGTAAATGGAGTACCGGACAAACGTATTTCTTTTGCCGAACCCGTATTTTTCTTAGTGTATATTTCAACCCTATACGGAGTATTATATCTACTCTTGAATTCCGAATAATATGCTAAATTCATTTTACTTTCTTTTTTTGGCTGTTATAATTTGAAAGGACACCTACCAAGTCTTTCCCATGTATTCTGAATGAAACCGCACCATTATTAGACGGCACATTATTAGAACCTCCATTTAACAATCTGAACAAGTTACCTTGCTGCACTCCGTTAAGTATCATTTCCCCGGTGTTAACCCGTGCTATACTCATGTCTCCGAAGGTTGACCCACCTTCTATAATACCACCATCTGCAAACTTCGGCAAGCTGGCAAACAAAGAAATGATAGACATTGCCGCACCACCTGCGGCAAGCCATCCAACTAAAGGTATTTGCGCTGCTGAACTTGCCGCCTCACCTGCTGTTTTGGCAGCAAGTGCAGGGATTAGTGCACGTATTGCAGGGATTGCCATAGCGATACTTTGCAGCAACGATGCACCCCAATTGAGCCATGAAGCTGCACCGCCATCTGTTGCACCCGATATAAATTGCATGGCATCACTGATTCCGTACAAATTATCTTGGTATTTTTCTAACAGATTGACGTCCTTTTTATCTATCGGAGACTGAAACTTAGGCAGTTTTAAACCTTCCAAATTCATTCCTTTATTAGTAATCCCAGCTATTTCAGACATAAGGCTACTGCTGGATTGTGGAAACTTGTTTTTGCCGTGTTCCGATTTAAACATTTCCTCTTTCAGAGAAATTGTCAAGTTTATTTTTTTTGCTTCCAGTTCGTTGATAGCTTGCTGTACGGCTACACGCGCCTGCAAGGTTGTAGCGTTTATCAATTCCTTGTTCTTTGCGCTTATTTGCTCACTCAATGCCGCAATAGAACCCGATGGAGCTACATCGGGTTTCTTATTTCTCGCACTGTTATTTGTTGCAGGATTACCAGCATACACTTTATATCCTTCCAAACTTTGTACGGGTGCAAATCCTTTGACAGCCTTATTTGAATTATTGAATTCGTTGGCAGTCTCGTTATACTCTCTACTTACAGAACGCAGCGAAGTTGTTAATTTCTGATATTCGGATGCCATATTTGCAATGTTGGTAAGCTCCTCATCCTTATACTTGTTTAACATTGCATTGACTATAATAGCTTCTCTTTGGCTCTCTATATTATCCTTTACCTGTTGGTTAATAGCCTCTATCCTTTTGGGGTCAGTGGTATTGCTTAACTCTTTGCGTTTTGCCGTGTCATATCCTACATAGGCATTATATCCATTAGAATAGCGTTGTTTTAATTCGCTTCTCTTTTGTGGGTCTGTAACATCTATTTTTAATGCCATTCTGACATCATCCATTGTTACTTTCAGTTTGTTGCCACCTATTTCCTCCTCAACAGATGAAGTAATGGCTTTAACCAAATCGGCTTGTAAAGTCCTATTAATTTCACTTTGAGAGCCAAGTGCCGTTCGCCAATTTCCAAATGCTGCAATACGCTCATCAATGGGCGCAAACTTATTTTTAGCAGTATATTGCGCTTCGGCAATATTACTTTCATTCTCCGCGCTAAAATAGCTATGACTAATTCGCGTATTTCCCAATTGGTCTAATGCCGCAATACTTTCTTTTGCCTTGCTAATAATGCCATCAAGACCGCCAAGAAAGCCCGTAAAATCACCAGTAGCCAATGAATAGAAAAATTCATCAACGGTGGTTTTAGCACTGCCAATAGTAGCCGCCCACGCATCCCCGGTTACTTGGCTTGAATTGATGGTTTTGGTAAATACTTCGGATGCACCAGTAACAACACCGATAGCGCCAGCGAATTTAAGCATACCTACGCCTGCGGTTTTAGCCATCCCGATTACGCTACTTTGATAGTCATTAACCCCCTTCTTTGAACTACTTAGTTTTGCATCAAAGTTATTCGTGTCTAACAGTAACCGATTTATTATATCTGCCATGTAATCAATTTTTATACATTCGTTCTACCTGCTTTGCTTTTTCACGTAACCGTTTCATCTCATCATCTGTGACCGTTGCGGCTTCCTTATCTTCTTCGTCCCAAGGAAAGCGTAATATATCTGTTTGTTCAAGTTTTTTCGTGCTATTCGATTGAGCTATGATATATCCGATAATACGGGTCTGTTCCCATGCTTCACGATTACGGAGATTAAATCCAGTCAGAAACGTTTTCACTTCCCCGAACGTCATTTTGTCAAGAAAATACGATGGTGATATGCCGCCAATCCCTACTACGCGCTCATAAAGTTTATGTATGCTTATCGGCTTCTCTTTTTTTTTGTGGATTTATCCGTTTCTTTACTGGCAAACTGCGCTTGTTTTTCCAGTTCAGAAACAACAAACTTTTTATATTCAGAGAACAAAGACGGGTTCGCATCGCATACGTCTATGAAGTCGGCAAACGACATGGAGAACGTTTCGTTGTTAGCCAGCAATGTGCAGTAAAAAAGTAGGTATTCATCTATAAGCTTCCCAAAGGTAAACGGTGCGCCTTTTATCTCTTCATATACGAAGAAATTCCGAAGAATATTTCTAAGGGTATATTCTAAACCATTGATTGTTATCTTTTTCATGTTGAATACAAATAATAGGGGCAGTTCTCACCGCCCCCGATTAACAATACATTTTATCCTAACGGGTTTTCGCCTTGGTCGCCATCAGAACCACCGCCACCATCGCCACCGTCACCGCCTGCCGAGCTGTCACCATTCGTAAGCACGCCAGTGCCATCAAGAGAGACGGAAAAGGTTGCTTTATCACCGTCAGAGGCATTCAGTTCAAGCGAAGTTATTAACGCTTTACCTTGATATGGTTTTTGGGGCAACTCCCAGCCAGCCGATGGCAACGAATTTCCACGGTTATCGGGAATACCGAAAGCAACATCCACGGGTTGCGCTGCAACCATCATGGCAAACAGTTTGTCATAGCCGTTAATGTCTGCATCCGCACTGAAGCAGTTTTCGCTAGAACAATTCCAACCCAATTTTTTAATGTCCTTTTCATTCCATATGCCACTATCCTTACTCTGTGTGTCAATTGTTTCGGCTGACATGCCGATTTTGCAAGACGTTGCCAATGCAATAGCCTTGCCGCCAACAAACAACATCAAATCTTTACCTAATACTTGTTTTGCTTTTGCCATATAATTCAATTTTAAATGTTTGGTTCTGTTTCAAACGAAAAAGTGAGCCGTTGTATGAAAGTATCTTCCGTAAACGTTTCATCCGTTGAAATTAAATTCGCATCAATGACTGAAAATCGTTTATAATCACCAGTTTTCTTGTCTATCAAATCGCGTACATATTCCGCAATGATAATCGAACGGGAATAATTGGAGTCTGCTACGATTATTTCAACTTCTACGTTATCGCCAGTGCTGTATCTGTCTTTTGTCGTATTCGGAATCAACGAATTCCGTTTGTACAAAATGAAAGGAAATGTAGTAGCGCGTAGTGTAGATACTGGAAATATCTTATCTCTAACAAGCCTTTTTAGGCTTGCAGAAGATGATAACTTTTCATATATATGTGTACCTATAGATATACTCATTTCTTGTTTACAATCTTTTTTATAGCATCTACTATATTCTGCTCCAACATACTTTCAGCCTCCGTTTTCTTTGCCGTAACTGCATCGCCAAAGAAATTGTACGCTTTCATATTACCCCTATTTGCCCCTTTCTTGGTAGCTCGTTCCGTTGTTCCCAATTCTATAAACCGAAGAATATAAGAACGGGAATCTTTCTTTCGCTTATCCAGCAAATCAATACGAGCACCCGAAGCGTTACGATAGACCGCTATATTTATATCGTTCTTCAGTGGCTTATGGATTATGCCGCCTTTCGTAACCGACTTATTAGCGCTCGGAAAGAGTGAAACCAAATTACTCTGCGCTCCCTTTCGTATGACTAATATCGATTTTCGCAAAGCTGCCTTTATAGCTTTCTTTGCTTCCTTGTCATTCAGTTGCGTTAGTAGCCGATTAATCTTTTCTACGTCAACTATGACTTTATACCCAGCCTGCGTTACTTTGCTACTCATTGATTAACTCTGCTTGTATCACCGTACATTGTTGTTTCCTATCGCGATTTATGGAAATTATCTTATAACTTCTTTCCTCATGTATAAGTATCATTTTTTCATGTATATCTTTGCAGTATCTAATCTTGCAAGTTATCGCCAATGGGTTATACACTTCACCATTGACAAGTTTACGACTGCCGGATGCAAATCGAACCTCCGCACGTTTGGATAGCACATCTACCCACTCATCGGAAAATCCTCCCATTTCATCCCGTGCCGTTTCCGTTTCTTGGAAACGTATAATCTCATTAAGTAGTCCTGCCTGCATTATTGATACTTTTTAAATGGTCTGATAAGATATGCCAGTGTATAAGGAATAACGTTGGGCGTGGCAAATGAAACGGGTTCACGATTAGCGTAGAAGTTTCCTGCCAGTATCTTGATAGCATGTTTCAACATCGGATTCAATGCACCGTTTTCCTCATGTTCTGAAAGTGGCGCATTAATAGCTCTCTCTACCGACATTTGAGCAACGGTAACAATATCAGCCAGATATGTATCATCATCGCTAAAGTCAATATTGAGATGCTTCTTTATTTCTTCGAGTGTAATATATTCTTTCATAACACATTTTAAAAAGAGGTGGAGATATTGAAACATCCCCACCTCCCAACAACTAATATAGAAATGATGAAAACAAAATTGCTTTATGCAGCCTTTTTCTTTGCAATGGCAAAGGCTTCTGTACGTGCCGTAACCAAATCGTAATCAGTATTCAAAATGAAGTTGACTACGTTCGACTTGGCATCTGTGTACGGGTCTATAATCAAGTCCATTTCGCCAAATTGACCGATGGCTGAATAAGAGAACACACCGAACCCGATTGTATCAGCATCCATGTAGTTGGAAACAAGAACCGGATAACCGTTAATCATTCCATCCTTGCAAATCATTTCAGCCGAACCCTTTTCCTTTGGGGTTGTTTTCAATGCTCCGTAAACCTTCGGAGTACAAACATAAGCCGCTGTACCGTCTGTTACGTCTGCACCGTTATCCATTACGGTAGTTTCCAATGCTACGACATTGGCAAATGTAAGTGCGGTATCGTATTCTACATCTGCCTCCGTTTTAACGAAGCATCCATCGGTCGCACCTGCCAACTTTGTACCGGAAAGCAACCATTTGTTCAGCAAACGAGCAACCGCCTTTGAAAGCTGTGTTAACACGATATTCTGCAAATCGTAATTGGTTTGTTTGATGGCAGTTCGGGAAACCGGAATAGACACAGATACACGTTTGGGAGTTGCCTTTACCTTACCTATATTCAAATCACTGTCTCCGATTGTAGCTGTTTCGCCTGCGATGGATGCCTCGACCGCTTGCAATGTCGGAAAAATGAATTCGCCTGCCAGTCCGCTTTGCATCTTGATGCCCAATTTGTCAAGAATCAGCCCCTTTTCAAGCGGTTCAATGACTTCGCCAACTGTAACAGGCACGGTTGCATCTGCGGTAGTGATTGCGGAAACCTCGGCACGGGTTACTACTTTAATGCCATTCTCGGAAACGATGCCTTTGTAATCGGTCAAAGAGCGATGGTTTACTACATCATCAACCGCCTTTGCAAATAATACTGCACCGGACATTCCACCCAAATAGTTAGGCTCGTTATCCAATCCTCTACGCTCTTCTCTCATCTGCAAAAGTTCCTTTTCGTTCTTCAACGAATCAAACTCTTTTTGCTCCGTTTCATTCAAAATACGCTTTTCAGCCTCCGCTTTATCAAGCATTGAACGCATCTGTTCTTTAATCTCTGCAATTCTTACGTAGTTTTTTCTCATAACTAAATGAATTTTCTTAAATTATTAATTTGGTTTCATTACTGTCCCGTAAAAGTGGATAAATAGTTCTTTGAAATAATTGAAATATAGTCTATTAGATACTACTTTTTAGGCGCGACGATTTGAAATCATACCTTTGAGGTCAATTAAGGTGACCTCAAATGAACCAAGATAAATATGTTTTCGCTCAGTTAGTAGAATTCTTGAACAATGATAAGTTCAGAAGACTTGTAGACAAGTATGATGGCAATCGTTATGTGAAACATTTCACTTGCTGGAGTCAGTTACTTGCAATGATGTTCGGTCAACTCAGTAATCGTGAAAGTCTTCGTGACTTGATTGTAGCTTTGGAAGCACATCAAGGAAAGCGTTATCATTTGGGATTGGGTCGTGAGCCCATTGCCAAAACTACGCTTGCATCTGCCAATCAGAATCGGGATTACAGAATCTTCGAAGATTTTGCTTTCTATATGATGAAGGAAGCATGTGAAAAACGATCGACTCACATCTTGGATATTCCAGGAAGGAAGTATGCGTTTGATTCCACTACGATTCCTTTATGTTTGGCTATATTCCCTTGGGCGAAGTTCCGTAAGAAAAAAGGTGGAGTTAAGGCTCATGTCCTTTATGACATAGAAGCACAACTTCCAGCCTTTTATACAGTAACTACAGCATCCAGGCATGATTCAACAGAAATGTCCGCAATTAATTATGAGCCAAATGCTTATTATATATTTGACAGAGCGTATGACTCGTTTAAAGAACTTTATCGGATTCATCTTACAGGTTCTTTCTTTGTAGTCAGAGCGAAGTCTAATCTGAAATGCAAGTTCTGTAAATGGAAGCGTAGAATGCCGAAGAATATCCTTTCAGATGCGGAAGTGAAACTGATAGGGTACACTTCTGAAAAGAAGTATCCTGAATCATTCAGAGTCATCCGTTTCTATGATGAAGAGGATGATCGTGAATTCACATTCCTGACGAATGCCAAACACATATCTGCACTTGATGTTGCCAATCTTTATAAGAAAAGATGGTTCGTGGAACTTTTCTTCAAATGGCTGAAACAACACCTTAAGATAAAAAGGTTCTGGGGTACTACCGAGAATGCGGTTCGAATACAGATTAGTGTTGCTATCATCACCTATTGTTTAGTAGCTATTGTACAATATGATATGCAACTGAATCGTTCAACTTATGAGGTCTTGCAGATTCTTAGCATCTCATTAACAGATAAAACGCATTTACAAGAGCTGTTTAATAAGACTAATTTCAATGATGTCAAAGAACAATTTAATCCCCTTATTCCGGGATTATTTGATTAATTAATAACTCGTCCCGATTTTAACGGGACACTAGTGATATTTAAGTCGATAATCAACTAAAGCTCTGAATTCTGCAAATTTCAAGAAAAACATAATGAATGTCGATAAATTCATTGGTTTGTTTTTCCATTTACACCATATGTTAAAATCTTCTGCTAATTTTGAAGGTAAACACAT